TCCCTCGTGTGCCAACTGGCGGCGGATGCTGAGATGCTGGCGGATCAGGTTGGCGAGAAGACGCTGGTGACGTGGGTGTGTGGTGACAGCGTGAGCGAACGTCTTGACCCGCGAATCAAGGCGCGCCTGGAGACGATCAAGCAATTGAGATCCTTGTGTAACGACTTCGGCATGACGCCGACCAGCCGTATCGGACTGCCTACGCCCAAGGAAAAAGACGGCAAGGTAATCGATAGTGCCAACAGGTTTCCGAAGGGTTGAGTGAGCTTCTCGAAATCATTCGGCAGGTGCCTGGCGGGTATGACCCGTTTCGTGATGCTGGTGATGAGTATGTTTTTGACGAGGCGCGGGCCCTGGACGCGCTTGGGTTTGTGGTGGACTACATCGTCCACATCGAAGGTGAAGGTCTGGAAGGGACGCCCTACCTGCTGGAGCCTCACGAGGTTTGCATTGTTGCCAACCTGTTTGGATGGATAGACCCGGTGACCGGGTTCCGTCGCTACAAGGAGTTGTTTTACTACGTGCCCCGGAAGAACTCAAAGACCACATTGGCGGCTGCCATCGCGGCTATCGTGCTATTCACGGACCTCGCGTGGCGCATGCAGATGTACTCCTGCGGTGCGGACCTTGACCAGGCGGCGGTTGCCTACGACATTCTATGCGCGCAGATCGAGGCGAGTCCAGAGTTGTCCGAGCGCGTGCGGGTGTTTGGCAACCGGCAGGGCATCGTGCTCCTGGCGGACGGGAGCAAGTTTCGTCCCTTGAGCTCGAAGGCCAAGAGCAAGCACGGGAAGAATACCCACTTCGTTTTGTACGACGAGATCCACGCGTACCCCAACGGTGAACTGATTGAAGCGATCAGCACTTCGATGGCGACACGCCGCCAGGGCCTTGAGGTGTACACGACGACGGCCGACCACGAAGGGGAATCAATTTGCAATGAGAAGTACGAAGAGGCGTGCATGGTTCGGGATGGCATCAACCCTGATCCATGCCTGCTCCCCTTCATTTACGAGGTGCCGCCCCAGGTCATCAAAGAGGATCCCGACTACTGGACCAAGGAAGAATGGTGGCGGCACTGCAATCCGCTGTACGGGAAGAGCGTGCAGAAGTCCTATTTCCGGCGCCTGGTGGAGAAGGCGAAGCGGAATCCGCATCTAAAGAATAGCTTTCTCAGGCTGCATATGAACGTGCGGACCAGTTCCAGCGAGCGGATGATCGACGCGGAGAAGTGGGCGCTGAACGATGGGGCCTACCATCGCGACGAATTCAAGGGCCAGGTGGCCGTGGGTTGCGCCATTGACCTGGGTATGACCTCAGATATGTGTTCACTTTGTCTGCTCTACGGCAACAGCACCGAGGGCTTTCGGGCGATCTGGTGGCACTGGATCCCGCGCAAGGCGGCGATGGACTACCAGGAGACGAAGCAGATCCCCTACGAATTGTGGGAGCAAGATGGCTGGGTCGCGATCACCGATGGTGATGAAATTGACTACGACCAGATCCGCGACGACCTGATCGCCATCAACGAGGAATGGCCCATCACCGAGCTTGCCGTTGACCGGCTCTTCCAGGGCGCCCAGTTGTGCCAGCAGCTTGCCAAGTTGAAGTGGAAGATCGTTGAGTTTGGTCAGGGCTACTACAGCATGGCGGCCCCCACAGCGACCTTCCTCGGGTTCGTGAATCGGGGCAAGTGGGGTCACGGCAACAGCCCAATCATGAAGTGGCAGGCCCAGAACGCGGTGGCCGAGCGCAACGTGAACGAGGACATCAAGCCCAGCAAGAAGAAAAGCGCGAGCAAGATCGACGGCATTGTAACGGGGGTGATGGCCACGGGCATGGCTGTCCGCGAGGATGTTGAAGAGGGGCACGCCTACGAGCACCGTGGCATGCTCAAACTGGAAGCCCCGAATGCAAGGCGATGGGCGCCAAAGTTGCGGGATCGCGACGACCTGCAGACCTTCAAGATCACGCGCAAAGAACTGAACGAAATCGAAGCGGCCGACCACTGGGACAGCGCATTGCGCGTGGTGTTCCGGCGGTACGGCTTTGACGTAGAAGACCATCGAATCAACCCGGGTGACCCGTGCGAGTTCACTGCCTGGCCCTTAGGAGATACCTAATGAACTGTCCGAAATGCGAGAGCCCGCGAACGATGGTTGACGGCACGCGTCACATTCAGCCCGACGACGGGCCCCAGCAGACGATCCGGTTGCGTCGTTGTTTGCGGTGTCGGTTCCGTTTTCGGACGGTGGAGGAATGGATTCCGGGGCAGATGCCGTGGCGGGAGGGGAGAAGGATGAAAGATGAAGGATGAAGGATGAAGGTTGACAGTGGATGGCGGGCAGTCGATAATGAAGACGGCGCAAAAAGGAGCGATCTGATGGATGAGCACACGAAGAGGCACCAGTACATTTTGCCTTTGGATATGGTGCGTTCGCTGCACGAGGCCGTGGCAAAAGTCAATAGTGACTGCTGGGACGGTGCGCCTCGTCGCTCGTGCTTGATCCAGTACTCGCGTAGCTGGCCGCTTGATACTTCTGTTGGGGAAGGGATGCGGCGATGTGGGGTAGTGGTGCTGACAAACTTCGATGATCGGTTTGATGTTTACGAGCCGTTGAACTTTACAGAGTTCTTCGAGCGCCTTTCACCCTACGAGACAACCGATCTGGAATGGCCAGAGCTACCGCCTGAAAAATAGTTGGCCCAGATATGGGCCAAGTGGAAAACAGATGATAGCTTAAACCCTGTGGCATGAGGCCATGGGGTTTTTGCTTTGTTTGGACTGTCCAACATATTCAGTGCGGGCCGGAAGGCGCGGGAGATAACCACTTCCCGCGATCTGCTGAAGCACATGAATCAGGCGAACAGCTTCGCCGGGGTATCGGTGACGCCCCTGCGGGCCATGCAGCAGGCGACGGTCTTCTCTTGCGTCAAGGTACGCGCTGAGACGTTTGCCCAGTGCAGCCCCGTGATCTACGAGCGGATGCCCGATGGTGGCAAGCGCCGGGCCGATGAACACTGGATGGCCAAGCTACTCCGCGAGCGCCCAGGCGAAGGGTATACCCCGTTCGAGTTCCTAGAAAAGGCATCCCTTGATCTCGACCTGCGCGGCGACCACTACAGCTACATGGTCTGGTCTGGTGATGAGGTAAAGGAGTTTATTCCGCTCTCACCCGACGATGTGACGACCACACGCAACAAAGAAACCCGGCGGCTGGAGCACAAGGTGCAAGGGCTTGAGGTTCGCGGCAAAGATACCTTTTCGAGCAAAGAGATTTTCCACGTTCGTGATTTGAGTATTGATGGGGTGACCGGGCTCAGCAAGATTTCACAGTGCCGTCACAGCATCGGCCTGACCATGGCATGTGAGCGGCACGGGGCGACCGTCTTCAAGAACGGCGCGGCGCCCAGCGGCATCATGGAGTTTCCCAACGAGCTTACAGACCCCCAGCACAAGCGCCTCCAGAAAGACCTGGACGAAAACTGGAACGGACTCAAAGCCAACAGAACGATGATTCTGGAGAGCGGCGGCAAGTTCTCCGTGGTGTCTGTTGCCAACAAAGACGCCCAGTATCTGGAGACCCGGCAGTTCCAGCGGTCCGAGATCTGCGGTATCTTCCGCGTGCCCCCCCACATGATCGGGGACCAGAGCCGGAGCACCTTCAACAATATCGAGCACTTGTCCCTGGACTTCATCAAGTTCGGCACGGTGCCGGAACTGCGCCGCTTCGAGAGTGCGGTGAACTGCGGGATTCTTCGGGGTACCGGATTCTATCTGGAGTTCCTGGTTGACTCTCTGGTGCGTGGCGACTTGAAGAGCCGGATGGAAGCCTACTCCATTGCCATCAGCAACGGAATCATGAAGCCCAACGAAGCCCGAGCCAAAGAGAATGCGGAGCCCGATGACTTTGGCAACGATCTGATGATGATGGCCAACGTGGTTCCCCTGCGACTTTCCGGCCAGACCATAGCACCCGCGCCAGGCGCAGCGCCCGATCCGGAGCCCGATCCCCAAGACCCTGCCGAGAACGGTCCTGTCGATACGGACCTGAATCCCGAGGACGATCCCAATGCCCTTTAAGTACTTCAATTTCAAGGTGGACCCGGCAAGCGTGACAGAGGCCGGTGGATTCTCTGGCTATGCCAGCACATTCGGGAACAAAGACCAGGGTGGTGACATCGTGGTTCCTGGCGCCTTCGACGCGTGGCTTTCTGTCTGGAACGAAGCGGGCGAGCCCCTGCCGTTGCTCTGGCAACACGATGGCCGCGATCCCCGTGGTGTGCTTCACACCTTGACGCCGGACGCGAAGGGGCTGTTTTGCAGCGGCCAGGTGAACATGAACACCGAGGCGGGCCGCGATGCCCGAGAGTACCTGCTTCAGAAAGCCGTGACCGGTTTCAGTATCGGCTACGACATTTACCCGGGCGGCATCCAGTACGACCCCAAGCAGGATGCTTACCTGTTGACCAACATCGAGCTTTTGGAGGTTTCGCTTGCGACGTTCCCAATGAATCGGAGCGCCCGGGTTGAGACCGTGAAGAGTGCATTAACGCGGGGCGGCGAACCGACCTTGCGAGATATTGAACGGGCCTTGCGCGAAATAGGCTACAGCGGGAAGCAGGCGAAAGTAATCGCCAAGACGGCCAGCGAGATGCTGGGCGTCCCCGACGATGCCCACCGGGACGGTGACCTCGACGAGTCCGAAGCCACAACGATCAAAGAGCGGCTCGACGCCCTCATGTACACGAAAGGATCCGCGAATGTCTAAAGACATCCTGGAAAAAATCGACGAACTTGGTACCACGTGGAACCAGTTCAAAAAGGAAATCGAGACCCGACAGACGGAACTCGAGAAGAAGGGCCATGCCGACCCGGTATTGATCGAAAAGATCGAGAAGATGAGCGTGGCCATGGCCGACATGGACGCGCAGAAGACCGAGCTTGAAACCCAGCACAAGCTGGTGGAAAAGCTCAAGGCGCGCACCGACGAAATGGAGCAGCGCCTGAACACGCCGACCAGCATGGGCGGCAAGAGCGACGGCCACAAGACCGTCACGCCCGACGAGGTGCGCAAGAAGCAGCTTGAGTACATTCGTACCGGCAAGCGCGGTGCGTGCGAATACGTCAACGAGCAGTTGGCCGAGCACGCGAAGAGCCTCAACCTGACGGTATCCGAGGAGGGCGGAGTTTTCTACTCTGTGACTCACGATACCGACATCCAGCCCCTGGTGCAGGAAATCACTCCGATGCGCCAGATCGCCACGGTAGTGAATATCAGCACGTCGGAATACTCCGGCATGGCCGAGACCGGCGAGCTTGAGTGCGGGTGGGTAGGTGAGCAGGAAGATCGCGACGATACCGACGCGCCGACCTACGCCGAGCTCACGATTCCCGTGCACGAGGTCTACGCACAGCCGATGGCCACGACCAAGATGCTCGAAGATTCCGAGTACGACATCGAGGGCCAGTTGAACCTGCTCTTTGCCCGCGGCTTCGCGAAGAAAGAGAATCAGGGCTTCATCACCGGCAACGGTAAGAAGCAGCCTCGTGGCCTGCTGACCTACCCCACCAGCCTGACCCCCACGGGCCGCCAGATTCAGCACGTGGTAACTGGCGCGAGCGGGGCGTGGAACTCCACGGATCCCCACCTTGTGCTGCTTGGCCTGCCCGAGAAGCTCAAAGCCGAATACCGCGCCAACAGCAGGTGGCTCATGAGTCGGGCCCGCCTGGCTGAGGTGATGGCCTTCGTGGACGGCAACAAGCTCCCGATCTGGCAGCCCAGCTACCAGTTGGGCACGCCCTCCAACCTGGGCGGCTTCCCCGTCCAACAGTGCGAGGACATGCCCGCGAAGGCCGCGAACTCGCTCTCCGTCGCATTCGGAGACTTCAAGCGCGGCTACAAGATCATCGCCCGTCGTGGCCTGGTCGTATTGCGCGACCCGCTCACCAAAAAGGGCTGGGTGAAGTTCTACGCCACGGCCCGCGTGGGTGGCGACGTGGCCGACACCGAGGCGTACCTGGCGCTGAAGTTCAGCGCCTAATCCAAAAAACTGAATGGGATGGGGGGCATGAGCGCCCCCCATCCATAACCTGAACATCAATCAGGCATGAAGCCTGGGAGAAGATACGATGCGAGACCTGGACTCGAACATTGTCGTGGTCGAGGGGGTAAACCCCATCGTCATGACGGTCGCTGTCGGTGCGAAAAACACGGGCGACCTTGACCTGCAATCCTTCGACGGCGCGGTCGTCGTGGTGCACGTGGGCGCGAAACACGCGTCTGACACCCTGAGCGCCACGAACAAGATCACCGTGCTCGTGGAAGACGCCGACGACGACGGCACCGGCGCGGCTGGCACGTATGCCGCCGTGGACACCATCGACATCGTTGGTGCAACGCCCGCCAGTGGCGTGGTGCTGACCATCGACGACGCGGCCAAAACCGCCATGGTCCACCAGTTCGGGTACGTGGGTGACAAGCGGTTCCTGAAAGTGACCGCGACCCCGGCCGGTACGATTGCGAACGGCGTGCCGATTGCGATTGAACTGGTCAAGGGCTTCCCGGCCTACGTGCCTGCTTCCTGATCTCTTTCCTTCCGCTGGCCTGTCGCCATGTGGGGTTGTGCCGGGCTGGTGGCGGGTTCTCGGACCCGCCACCACCTGGCGCTGAATAGCAACGGAGTTTTTGTACATGAGCACGTATCTGGTTCGACAGACTTTCAAGGGCGCCATCAACGGCATACACGTTCGCGAGTACATAATGGGCGAGCGTGCGGTTATTGATGATCCTGAGCTTGTCCGTGTGGCACTGGAGAACGGCTACATCGAACCTATTGGGGTCCCTGCGCCACGCAAGGCACGGACGGCGGCCCCCAACACCAAGGGCATTGCATGAGCCTGGTGCAGACCATAGCGCCCGCGAGCGAGCCGATAACCCTGACAGAGGCCAAGGCCCACCTGCGCGTGGAGACGGACTTCACCGAGGACGACACAATCATTGGCACCTTCATCAGTGCGGCCCGTGAATCCTGCGAGGCGCGGACGGGTCGGCAGTTGGTGACGGCTACCTACGCCCTGCGCCTGGGCGGTTTCCCCTGTGGTGACAGCATCGAGCTACCCAAGCCCCCGCTGGTCTCGGTGACGAGCATCACCTACGTGGACACGGACGGCACCACGCAGACCCTGAGCACGGACGTGTACGAGGTTGACCACTACACGACCCCTGGGCGGGTGGTCCTGAAGTATGCCCAGGTCTGGCCCGTGACACGGAGCCAGCGCAACGCTGTGACCATCGCCTTTGTCGCGGGCTACGAACCGACCGAAGAAGACGTGAGTACGGTGCCCACGCTGCTGCGCCAGGGAATGCTCATGCGGATTGCGCACTGGTACGAGAACCGTGAAGAGACGATCACTGGAACGATTATCGCGAGCGTGCCTTCCGGTGCGGACTACTGCGACCGGCTGTATCGATTCAGCGGCGCACTCGACATTGACGAAGAGGGCCTGAACGAATGAGGGCCGGCCGACTCAAGCACCGCATTGCCCTGCAATCCCGCGCTACCACGGTAGGCGCGAGCGGGACGCCCACGGGCGGGTGGAGTCAGGTTATCAGCATTCGGGCCAGCGTGGAGGTGATGGAGGCCAAAGAAGGTTACGAGGGCGCGCAGAACACGGCACGCCTGACCCACGAGGTCGTGATTCGTTATCGATCCACGGTGGAGTCGGGTATGCGCGTCGTTTGGGAAGGGCGCGTGCTGGAGATTCACGGGGTGATCCCCGATGCCAAGCGCACGATGCTGAAATTGCAATGTGAGGAGCGGGCCTGATGCGCGTGAAACTCACCGGAGACGACGAAGTGATGGGGCGGTTGCAGGCTTTGGATAAGGCCGGTACCCGCATCATGCGTCGTGCTATCAAGATGGCTGTGCAGCCGGTGGTGACTGATGCCAAGAACCGGATCCGTCCCTTCTCCCACACGATTGCCGACGCTATCAGCTTCGAGCAAAAGGTGAAGAACAAAGGGCAGTACCACTATGTCCGCATTGGCGCGATCACCGACGAAAGCGCGAAGACGGTTAAAGCGAAATTGAACCCCCTGACCGGGCGCGTGAAAGCGCGGTGGCACAATCCGGCGAAGACGGCGCACCTGCTTGAGCTTGGCACCAAGCCGCACCGGATTGTCCAGGGCAACCTTGTGATTCAGCATCCCGGCGCACGACCGCACCCCGGGCTGATTCCGGCGCTCGAAGAGAACGCCGCACTGGTGGAAGCGATATTTACGCGGGAAGCCTGGAAGGGCATCGAGCGCGAACTGAAAAAGCGGGCGCGCCGTGCCGCGAAGATCCAGAAACAGGCTGCTGCGCTGCTGGAACAGGGGGCGCCCACATGAGCCTGCTGCGCCCTGAGACGGCATTACGCGCTGTGCTGCTGGACGATGTGGCTGTGGCCGCGATTATCGGCGCACGGCTTACCCGTGGGGCGGCACCGCAACCCTACACCTTTCCCCTGGGTATTTTCTTCCGCAGCAAGACGACACCCCATCACCACCTGGGCGGGCCTTCCGGCCTTCGCGAGGTGGAGGTGGAGTTTCAGTGGTACTCCACGAACTTCGACGACGTGAGTGCGGTGGTGGAAGTGGCCGAGGCTGCACTGGACGGATTCGCGGGCGAGGTGACGGTGGACGGTGACGCGGTGACGCTGGACACGGTGTATCTCGTGGACGAGCGGGACGGCGATGTACGAATTGACGACGGCTCAGGAGAGCCCTTGTACTGCATACAACAAACCTTTAAAGCCGCTTATCAGACGGTAGAGGAGTAGA